TCTTTGTCTGTCTTGCAAGCTGACCTCTGTGTACGAGAAACAGTACTCGCTTGAAACCCAGCTCACGCATGGCAAACGCGGATGCATATGTTTTTCCGGTACCCCTTGTGTCAAGGGCGTGATGGGAGTTTTTTTCAGATAGGAAATATTTAATTGTAAATGTTCAGATTGAGGTGTTATCCTCGTATAATGCGGTGGCGGGTTATGACTCCCGCTTTGCAATCAAATAAGTTACACCGCCATGTATATAGTTATTAATATAAAATTTCCTATCTTACCTTTTCTGCCAACCTGTCTTGCAAAAAAGGCTTAATAGCGTTTAGTAGTAACGCCTTTATTTTTTTATCTTGTTTTAAGCTAATTGAGTCTTTATCTCTTTTGTTAAACATTTTCAACATAAATTCATAATCATCTTCTCCATCATAATCATTATATTCTGTATCAAATGCGCCTTCTTCATATAGCCAACGCAATAATTTTCTCGAAAACAGTTCAGAAGACAGCGACAAATATCTTCCTTCTTCAACCGCATGTAATAGTTTAAACTGACTTTCTATTAAAGAAGTGGCATCTCTTAAATCCTCTCTTCCAAATTTATTAATGCACGAACTCCCTATTGGATATAAAATTCTACCTGAATATCTGTTTCTTATGGTATAAAGATATTTAATATTCTCTTTCCCACAGACACACTCTGATGAGCAGCTTAAATCCTCTTCACAATCATCAATGTCCCATTCTACCACAGCATCTTTCCAATTATCACTTTCAGAAGAACGAATCACAGTCATCATTAAATTCTTATAGTATGAATTTTCCAATATATTATTTCCTCCTCAGTATTTCTGAGTGTGATGTTCTATATTAAAAGAACATCACACTCTTATTTATTCTTACTCAAACATCTGTTTAACAGTTTTCTCCCATGTCTTTGCATGGACTATTCTTTTATGGCACAAATTTCCTTTAATAATATCGTGTTTAGTCAATTGTGATGCATTTTCCCAATCACCCTTAAACACGTATGTAGCATTTCCTACTTGATTAGATTCGAACACATACAGATTTTTGTTTGTGTAACCATAAACTACATAACCGTTAAAGCTATTCTCGCCAATCGCAAGGAAATCAGGCTCATATTTCGCAAATGTCTTATGATTATTTCTCAGTACTTCTTTATTTTTACCCGGAGCTTTTTCAAAATAATCATCAAGTGCCTTTTCTGCACGCTCCCATGGATATTTCCCAGGTGGTAAAATCCTCCATGATACTTCCTTTATCTTGATCTTTTGTCCAATTGGATTTTCATCCTTGTCAACGATTTCGCAATAGCCGAACACTTCCAAAAACATATTAATCGTATGCTTTAACAACTCTACGTCTGCTTTTGTCAGCAATTCCGAGCGCAGTTTTCCACTATCACGAATAATTCTAGACAAAGGTGGAAAAATGTACTCTTTCGGATAACACATTCTGTTTTGAAAGCACGTTCCATAATGATCTGTACCATGCCAATCAACAATATGATAATCTCTTTCTATCTCTCTATGCTCTTTTTCCATTTCTTTATGGATGAGTTCTTTTCCGTATAGATTAAACCTTGTCACAGGTCCTATTGGTTGAGGAACTACACATGTTCCATCAAGACACCCATCCATCTTCAATAAATCAATGTTATTCTCATCCGCCGGAACAGATACATATACTTCTTTGTCTTCTGCAATATTTGCAAAATACTTGTCCACAGAATTAATTCTACTCTTTTTTATAATCATCTACTATACCTCCCTTATTCAATATTATTGCTTCTTTTACCATCAGCCTTTGAACGAATATACACCGTTCCGTTTGAATTTCTCACAGTTTGATAATCACTGTAGTTCTTATTGCCATTTTCAATCTGCTTGATTGCATGTTTAAGCGTTACCGTTCTTCCACTTTCAACATTTACAAACTTTGTGTTCAAACCTGTATCTGATTGTTCTGTAGCCTTTAATAACATATTAAATTTCCTCCTTGACTTAAATCAAAAATTATGTTTTTTCTTGATTCTGGTCATCGGATGTGGCATAATAAATATGTTCTAAACATTCGGATCCACATCCGATACCAACGCTTTATGATTGCGCCAACAATCAAAAAGCGTTTTTTATTTCTTTCAATTTAACCACTTCCTTTCTCAAAAATCTTAGCTTTCCAATCATAAAGCCAAGTATCGGCCGGTTATGACTCCTGCTTTACAATCACTCTTATTACACTGCAACATTTTTTATTTCAAATTGTTAATCAAACTTAATCTCTTCCTCTGCTCTTTCATAAATATCAATCTGATTCTGAACATCCAATCGATTAACCAACCATCCCTTGGCTTCACACATTTTAGCAAAGTCATCTATTCGGTTTTTTCCATACATTTCTTTAAGCGTGATTACAAGTCCGAATTGCAATGGTCTTCTCTTTTTTAATGTTACTCGTTCTTTAGTCACAACTCCTATCCCCCACATTCCGGCATCATAGGACTTTTTAGGAACTCTTCTATCCTTGATTTTCTCACATATGCGCTTAACATTATCCCATTTTCGGAATATATTTCTTGCATCTTCTTCATACATGACCTGACCTTCTTCGGTCTGCTTATTATCATCAATAGATTTTATCTTAGTTTTGACAGTTCCATTCTTTTTTTCCGTAATCACACGTCCAAAATGTATATCCATTTCAGTTCCTGTGTAATCCACTCCTTGATTACGATCACAATACGGAAAATAACATAATACAGCCTTTGCATAATACGGATGTTTTCCATTCACGACAGGAACTGGCAATGTATAGTTATAGGTTTCATAATCCTGCGTTGTCCCAGTAATTATGAATTTTATTTCATCGTCTAGTGTATTCAAAATATCTTCTATTCGTTTAGGAACCACTCCATATCCCATTGTATCTGAAACATTTCCACTAGGTCCCCATTTTGCAGCCGCATCTATTATGAGAGCCTTTGCCACTTCTCTGCTAAGACCCATGACATAAATCAAATATGCTAATTTTCTTGTAATCCATGGAGCCGCAAATGATGTTCCCGATAAATATATAGCCCCCAATTCATCTGCGCATACTGCTATTTTTTCTTCAGCTTTGGTACCATCTCCACCATAATAACATATGTCTGGTTTATGGAAAAAAGAGAGCACCGGTCCTCGTCTAGAATAAGATGCCGATTTTCCAGACATATCAACAGCATTTACAACTAACGAATTCAATGAATCAGCCGGTGCACCTACCTTCATGTCCGAATGTTTCATTCCATCCGGTGTATTCGTTCCAGATATCACAAATATGACATCATACTCACTTTGAATGCGATCAAGTTCTGCAGCTTCTGGAGATATATAGTTTTCGCGTATCTCATTTTTTGCACCAAGCGACAGATTCCACACTTTGATATCCTGATTATTTTCAACTATATTTCTAATTTCTCGCAAAATGGCAAATGAACTAAATCCACTTTGTTTTGATACACCAAAATGTCTTACGCGAAAGCGACCACATCCATCATCTAATCCACTATTTCCTCTAGGGCCATCCACAATAATTGATGATACTGCTGTTCCATGCTTATAATCCTCTGGCTCTAATATATCCTCCGGCAACATAGATCTGTAATCAACCCATTTATGAAAATACACCTTTTCATTGAACTGAGTATCAATAACGCCTACAATTGGTTCGTTTCCTGGCGGTGGAATAATGCCATCATCTTCTTCAAACTCAACAGTTTCCAACAAACCATCTTCTAAACTGATTTTGGAGAAATCTGTGATACTCATTGCAATAAGATATGGTGCCTTATCATATAACAGTCTTGCCTGTGGTGGTGTCAACAACATGGTTGTGCCACCGATAATTTTGCTTTCCGCAACATCAATCCCGAACCTTGACAGCAGCTCTCTGGTTTCAATATCTGTTTTATAAATTGTTATAATAGATTCTTCCGTAATCGATTCTTTTGCCTCGTCTACATCAAATTTTTCAACGAAATGGCAATCAACAATAACATTTACAAAATTTGTCCTGGCAATTTTTTCAGCATGCAAATATTTCTTTTCTTTCCCTAGCTTTTCTATATCTTCTGCTGTTATACATCCATTATAATCTGCATCCACAATTTCCTTTACAATTTGCAAATTATTAATTGCTTTATCAATGGCTGATGCCTGTACATAATGTGTAAATACATGCTTATGTATTGTCTTGCCCTGATTATCTTTTCCTGTGACAAATTTTGCTCCTCTGATTGAATCCACTGGTTTCTTTCCAGCATCTGCAAGTAATATCTTCAATCGATTGCTTTTCGCTACAACACGAATGTAATGAACACTGACAATCATTCCTGCTATATCATCCTTATCAGACCAATATGCTTTTACTTTGGATAATTGAACAATTAATTTTTCTATGTGTTCTGATGTCACTTTCTTATGTGCCGGCAAAGTTACCGGCCCCATGCCTTCATTTCCACGTTTTTCAAATCTGCCTTTTAACTGCAATAATCCATTCATTTAACAACACCTGCCTTCAATTCTCTTGATACACTGCTTTTAGACTTACTTGTTAGAATTTCTATTTCCCTAACTGTAAATCCTTGTTCTTGAAGTTTTTTCAAATTCTCTGGCTTTTCCCCACATACCGAATAATATATTCTTCTGAAATAATCCATCTCATCATTTACATCACTAAATGCAATAGCAGTTTTCAGAAGATTCTTTAACTCCCCTGGATAGGGCATAGGTTTTGATAATTTCATTATTTTTCTGAAAAGTCTAATATCTCTACCACCTAACTTCATTTTATCCAAATAGGAATTAAGCATTTTCTCAGCTATATTCATTAAATCTTCTTCTGTATATCGATTAAAATCAATGATTGAATCAAATCTTCTACTTAACGCCTTATCGAACATATTAAACAAATTTGTTGTGGCCACCAATACAACATTTTCGTTCATTCTATCCAAACACTTAAGCAGTGTTGATGTAACTCTCCCCATCTCTCTTAAATCATTTGAACTAGTTCGGTTCAATGCTAAGGCATCTATTTCATCAAATAAAACAATAACCTTTTCCGGATTAATAAATGAATTTATTTCCTTAAACATCTCTGTCAGATTTTTCTGTGTTTGCCCTAGTTTACTATCAACAATTGCAGAAAAATCAACCATAAAAATTTCTCTATTTAATATTCTTGCCAACTGTTTTACTGCCTCTGTCTTTCCTGTTCCTGGTGCTCCCTGGAATAAGAATTTATTAATGCCCATCTTTCTTCCAACTGCATTTACAACGCCAAGTAAATCTTGTGTAATACAATCTGGCAATAACAACATATCTTCAACAGGTTCTATTTTTTCAAAAAAAGGAGAACTACTTTCAGACATCTGAGGAACAAACGTATTCGCGTTTGATAAAAGAGACATAATATACTCTGCAAGCTGATAATCTCCTGTATTATCAAAATCTCTTGCTATTTCGTATGCTTCTGTTCGAAAACCAGCATCATTCTTTTCTGCATAGTATTTCACTAAATTTATTACATTTTTCTTCTTCATAAAATCAGCCTCTTTCCGTCAAACTATTCATATATTATATATTATATATAACATACTGGGACAGTTTTTTCAATAGTGGGACAAATATTTTTGCTTTTTATTTTATAAGATTGCAAACTATCATTAAATTTTATGTTCAAACTCATCATTAAACTTCCACTTTATCTCCACCCTGTCCTTTGCATACACGACAATCTCCTCCACAAAAGCATCCACAATTTCCCTGTTAAGTCCGGTCAGTCTCAACTGCCCTTCCAGCATCTCCAGACCTGCCACTTACGGCACATCCACATCTGTCATCTTAGTTACTGCAGCCCTCTGCTTTTCGATATTCTCCTGCAAGCTCGCCAGCATCTGCTCATATATCTTGCGCTGTTCCAGATATGTTTTTTTATCTGTCATTTCCAGCTTGTAGCTTTCATAAGCTTCACGCAAATCCTTTTCAATTAGTTCACGGCTATGCTCCATATCTGAAAGATGCTTTTCTGCCTGCTTTAATCGCTCTGCCTGTTTCTCCCGTTGCATATCCACAACCTTTCTGGAATCTACCAGCACATCAATCATCATCTGAAGTACTTTCTTCACAACACTTTCCATATCGACATTCAGCACACTGATATTGCATTTCCCATCAGCCTTATCTAGATAATGATTTGCACAATAATACTTCGGTCGTCCGGCATAAGTATGGGACAGGCGATGCCCACAGTTACCACAGATCATTTTGCCAGTCAGGCAATGTATTTCATGCTTTCTTTTGGCACTGGCACATGTATTTTCTTTTTGCATGGCAGCTACTTTTTCAAAATCCTCCTTGCTTATAATTGCTTCGTGACAATTTTCCACACGCTTCCATTCATCCTCTGGTAATGCTTTTGCATGTTTATCGCCAACATTCTCATTCTTGAAGCGGCTGTAAATCATCGTGCCGGTATATTGCTCATTTCCGAGGATTCTTCCTATTGCAACATTATTCCAGAGAGGCTTTTTCTCACGATATCTGGCAAGTTGCTTTTCACTTCCTACTTGTATGGCAATATACACTCCCGGCGTATCTATTCCATCCCGGTTCAGTCCTTCTGAAATTTTGTACATAGATTTTCCAGACAGAAACTCTTTGAAAATGCGCTTTACGATCTGACTGGCAAACTCATCCACAACCAACTTATGCTTGTCCTCCGGACTTTTCACATAGCCATAAGGAGCATAGGTAGCTATGTACTTACCATTGCCACGCTTTGTATCAAGTGTCAATGATACTTTGGAAGACTGTTCCTCACTGAAGAAATCATATAGAATCCCCTTAAATGCAACATCAATCTCACCGATACCCCCCACGTAATCTGCGCTGTCATAATTATCGTTTATGGCAATAAATCGCACACCCATAAAAGGAAATATCTGTTCAATATATTTCCCCTGCTCGATATGATCTCTGGAAAATCTGGAGAAATCCTTTACAATAACACATGAAATCTGCTTTCTTTTCACCATTTCCAGCATTTTCTGCATATCCGGGCGGTCCATATTTTTACCAGAATAGCCATCATCCACAAACTCAACCACACTCATTTTGCGAAGTTCCTTATTTTTATTGATAAATCCACGGATAAAAGCACGCTGATTGGTAATACTGTTGCTCTCATCTTTTACAAATTCATCTTCCTTTGACAATCTCAAATATATTGCTATCTGCTCCATTCTATATCTCCTCTCCGTCTGCCATCCTGGCATACTCATCTTTAAAATTCAGGTTAATTACCAGCCTCTTATCCGGATACAGGTAAATACTGTCGACCAGTATTTTAATCATATTTCTATCCAGGGAGACCTCACTTTGAAAACGATAAATCGCTTTCAGCCACTGTATCTTCTTCTCACAAAATCTCTTCACACGCCTGCGGCTTGCCTCTTCATCCGATATCTGTCCCCGAAGTCTCATTATGGCATCAGCGTTTTTCTCCTGCCTGCACTTGAAATCAGCCTTAGTAATCTCTCCCGTAACATAAGACTGATACTCTTTGCTTTCTTCGTAATTCTTCCTGTCAATCTGCTTTTGAAGCTTCTGAATCCTCATGTCATGATTTTTCAGTTCCCTGTCCATCACGCCTCGCATGGAAGCCTCCGTCCTGGCACTGTCGGTCAGTACTGCAATTTGAGTTGTAAGCAGGTTATGCACCACCTTTATAAGATCCTGCTCCTTGATGGTACAGCCACACTGTTTCCCACCAAAATCATAATTGTATCTGCATGAATAAAAATACTGACGATCCAGCACTCCATCCCTTTCTAAGATTCTGGAAGCTAAAGGTATTCTTCTGCCACAATTTCCACAGAATAAAATTCCTGCAAAGATATCCTCTTTTATTGGCAGATTCTTTCCCCTGCCAGATGTGAAAATGCTTTCTTTCACCTTCTTATCCATAACAGCTCTTACCCTATCGAATAGTTCCTTATCCACGATTGCCTCATGGGTATTTTCAACCACAATCCAATCATTTTCATCCGTAGCATGCCTTGCCTCGTTATCATACAGGCTGGTACGCCTTTTCCCCTGTACCATGTTCCCAATATAAGCCTGATTTTTCAGGATGTTGGAAATCGTACCGGGATACCATGCCTTTGCCTCTGCACCTTCCTCCACATAGAGATTCCCTGTTTTCAGATAATCTCCCGGTAATGCAAGACGATACTCCTGAAGTGCTTTCGCAATCTCCCTGAGCGTCACTCCATCTGCTGCCAGTTCAAAAATCTGACGGACAACTGCCGCCGCATCCCTGTATATCACATACTTACGAAGGGCATCCCCACTATCCACTTTATAACCATATGGTGCATTGCTTCCCGTAAATTTGCCCCTTTCCATATCAAGCCTGCGACTGACTGAAACACGCTTTGAAATATCCTTGGTATACATATCATTCACCAGATTTTTCAATGCAATTTCCAGTGCCTTATTCTGGTTAAATTCTGCCTCTGTGTCAAAATGATCACTTACCGATATAAAACGGACCCCGAGGAACGGAAATATCGTTTCAATATAGTTGCTGGCTTCGATATAATCCCTGCCAAAACGGGACATATCCTTCACAATAATGCAACTGATTTTCCCATCTCTGACATCATCCATCATCTGCCCGAATGCAGGTCTGTCAAAACTGGTTCCCGACACTGCACTGTCAACATATTCATGGTATTCTGCAAATTCAGCCTTATCCCTGATAAATTCTCTTAAAATACTCAGCTGGTTGGCTATGGACTCCGATGGTCTGGATTTCAGTTCCACCGACAATCTGGCATAAAGTGCAACGCGAAAGGATTTTCTTTGCTTTGCAGGTACATCAGCTGTTACCGGTTCTGGTATCTGAACTGCATTAAATCTGTTCTTCGTTCTCGCCATTTACACTGCCTCCTTAAGCTCCAGCACTGGCAAACCATCTACCATGGTGTACACTGGCTCCGCATTCTTCTCATTTGCGACATCAAACAGTCCGGTAACCTTTTCCATCTCCTGACGATACTTGAACACAATCTCCACCCTGAAATCATCATAAATCAGAATCCTGTCAATAAATGAAACCAGTGCCACACGATCCAGATTTCCAATCACCAGACCTTCACGAAACTGCTCCAGGTCCTTTGCCACAGCAATTCCATTTTCATATATATCGCGGATGATTGTCTCCTGCTCTCTGATTGCCTGTTCAAGCTCCCTCTCTTTTGCCGAAAACTCCTCGCGGTACCTTGTAAACTGCTCTTTGCTGATAATCTCATCACGCAAATCCTGATACAGGGAAGCCTTAAATGCAGAACATTTTGTAAGCTCCTGCTTCCGGGCAACAATCTCTTTATCATGGGCAACGGCCTCATCATAATTCACATTCAGCTCATCCAGATGCGCCAGTACCTTTTCACAGTCACACATACTATTGATATATCCCTGCAATTCTCCCAACACAATCTGATTCAGGTCCTCCTCACGAATGCAGTGACGACTGCAGGCATCTTTCCCGTTTCGGTTATAATTGGAACAGATATAGTTGATATATTCCCTGCCCTTGTAAGACTCCTTGCGATGTACCATACTGCTGCCACAATCCCCACAATATAAGATACCCGCATACATATATGATTCGTTTTTTCCAGCAACTGCTATGGTATCCCGACTCATCAGAACCTGTACTGCATCAAAATCCATCCTGCTGATAATTGCTTCATGTGCATTCTCCACTACCACCCAGTCACATTCCGGTACTTTTATTTCCTTCTTAACCTTGTGACTGACAGTTGTTCGTTTTCCCTGTGCCAATGTTCCGATATACACCACATTCTTAAGAATTCTTGATACTGTCTGGGCAGACCATTTTGACTGTCCTGCACCTTTAAAACTGGTGCTGTATTTTTCTCCGCATTTTGCCTTATATTCCGATGGTGCAAGCACACCATTCTTGTTAAGAATCCTTGCAATTCCTGATGCACTCATTCCCGAAAGCTTCTTTGCAAATATTCCCTGAACCACACCGGCTGCATAAGAGTCCGGCACCAGATGATTCTTATTATCCTCTGCCTTTTGATAGCCATATGGCGCAAATGCACCGATAAACAGCCCATTTCTTCTCAAAATGCCCTGACTGGTACGAACCTTTATAGACGTATCGCCGTTGTACTGCTCATTCAGCAGGTTCTTGAAAGGAATGATCGTATGCGTCTCACTGCTACTGGCAGTCAGGCTATCGTACCCTTCCGATACTGCAATAAAACGCACGTTATATTTCTTAAAAGTTTTCTGTATCAGCTCATCCGCACCAATACGCTCCCTGGCAAGTCGGGACAAATCTTTTACAATAATGCAGTCAAGCTTCCCCGCCTTCATGGATGTCATCATCCTCTGAAACTCTGGTCTGTCAAAATTACTTCCACTGTAACCGTCATCAATAAAAATATCCACCAGTTTCAAATCATCATGGGCATCTATAAATCCCTCCAGCAAAAGTTTCTGGTTGGAAATACTGTTACTTTCCTTCTTCTCCAGTCCATCAATATCTTCATCTCCCTGAGACAATCTCAGATAAATTCCTGTTCTGTATACATCAATCTGTTTCTTACTCATTACAATTCCTCCTGTCGTTCTTCAACTACTGTAAAAACAGCTTCTATTGATATCTAAGTGACGCTTTCCGTTCTATATAGCAATTCATAACATCCGTAATGCTACAGCTTCCTGCAAAGGTGGACTGAACAGTATATTTTCCATACCGTTTCGCCTTTCCCTGTTGTTTTGCATCATGCTGCGAACACTCCGTCACATTCCGCTCTTTCGTATCTGTCTCCTGCAAAATACACTCTTCTCCTTCCCTTCAAAAATGAAAAACAGCCTAAAAATGTCCTCCTTATGGCTAAATCATGAGACACAAAAACCGCTCTCCATAGTTAACAAAGTCTCTTGTTACATCTGCTGTAACAACCGCGCTACATATCATATTTACACACGAAAGCCGAAAAGCACAAACCATGAAGAAAAGCTAAATAACTTACATCTTTTCTTCATTTTGGTTCGATATTCATTTCAACTTAAACTGTTTTGACGTCATATATTCTTATAATCTCTGACGTCATACGCTGCATCCATACGATGTTTCCGTATGTAAATATGTATGTAAGCTTGCGCTTACTTTGTTGACCATGGACAGCGGTTATTATTTCATGGTGTCTCATCTGCACCGACATTTTCAAGCTGTCTTGATGTCAACTATTCAATTAGAAAAACTTAACATTGGTCATTACGTTGGCTGGACGTTCACAATGTTTTACAGGTATTGTGGCTATTTTTTCAAATTCATTTGTTTGCCACATGTTTATGTTACATCCCGAACAAATATTTGTCTACCACTTTTTTCCACCTTTTTTGACAAAATATGATTTTCAGCATTTTTGCCAGTCACAACCATCACACGAGCCCTTCTGAATCATCAGGCAGCCACTATTATGCTGCACTTCCACCTGCTATTTCCTGTCCCAGATATGCTATCAACAGCTCTTCCAGAGTTGATTGTTCACCGTATGACATGGTTGCTTTTATGGTATTCCCTTTACCCGTATCCACCTTAATTGTCTTTGCTTTAATATCTATTTTTTCCTCCATCTGCGTTACCTCCATTAAAAAAATCGCTACCCATAGCTCATTTGAAAATGCATAAACTATGGATAACGATTTTGGTTATCACTTATTCTGTTTTGGACTTCTCTTAACGTCCTATGAAGGTATACGCCGGTCTTTCTGACCCCTCATCGCCCCGTATACGTAGAGGTGTACTCACCTCCGGGAATTACAGATGAGCCACTAGCTGTGTTCACGACGCCCTTCTCCATTCCGGAGAAGCACTATCTCCCCTACCTGCATTACGGGGATCGGGACGAACTTCTCGCCCCTCATGGGTTATTATCCTTACGCAACATACCTGCTCCCGCATTGCCCAAACTTCCGTCCAGCCTCTCAGCCTTCATCTCTCAATCCATCAGCCTACTAATATGATAACTGTGACTTTCATCCTGCGGG